TCTTATGGGGAAAATAAGCTAAAGGAAGCTTTAGAATTTGGGTATATTCAATATGCAATGGGATTTAAATTAAAGCTACCAATGTTTGATATTTTCAAAGACCTTGATGAGAAGATTTCAAATATGGATAGAGATTTTTGGAATAAATATAGAGTGGGTAAGCAAGAAAATCTGAAATTTGAGAAAGCTAAAGATAAAGGGAGTTCGTATGTAATATCAGATATGGGGGCTTACAATTGCTTTAATGCTAATAAACTAATGATGAAAGACTATTTCAGTTTAAAATCTCAATATATGAGACTATGCTTAAATGCTCCCACACAAGGCACTGCTGCCCATCAAACTAAAATGGCTTCAGTGTTGTTATTCAATGAAATTGAAAAAAACAATGACTATTGGAAAGCGAGAATAGCTAATGTAATCCATGATGAGATAGTTTTGGAGACTGAGACTCACCTATCAGAAAAATATGCTAGAATACTGGAAAAGAGTATGATAGAGGGGGGTAATATATTTCTCACCAACCCTACACTATTTATGAGTGCTGAAAGTAATATTGGAAAATCATGGTATGAAGCCAAATAAATTAAATTTAAAGTTATGAGAAGAAAGACAGTAAAAAAATCCAACACCACAACTCCTAGAAAAAAGAAAAAGGTAGTTAATCCTAGAGTAGTGAGAGAATATTGTGGAGGTACAATGACCAAATCAGCTTTTTTTGGTGCCATTAGAGCTTTTTTAAGACAGAGGTGGTTATACTCTTGTCCTTTTAGAAAAGAGATACTTAAAAGGGCTTATTCTGCCTTGTTAAAAAAATGGCAATGCAATCATTGTAAAAAAATGTTCTTAAAAAAAGATGTAGAAGTAAATCACATTGAGCCCTGTGGTAGTTTAAGGGATTACTCCGAAATAAAACCATTCCACGACAGGCTATTTGTAGAGGATATAAGCAAGCTAGAGGTGCTTTGTAAAGATTGTCACAAAAAATTTACAGAAAAAAGTAAAATAACGCTTGACATTTGAAAAAAATATATTAATTTTGCAGAAGTTTTTTAAAACAAAGGGAATATGAGTTACGAAGAAATGGGAAAATTAGCTATTAATCTTCCCCAATTAAACATTATCCAATACTTAATAAAGAAAGGGTTTATTAGAAATATACATCTTACAAAAATAAATACTAATAATCCTTTAGATTTTGAAATAACAGAGTTTGGTCAAGCTATTCTTAATGGAGAAAAATATCAACCTCTTGTTTCTGAACAATTCTTAGATGAATATATGATATTATTTAGTAAACAAAATTTACAAGGAATAAATAAAAAAGCATTTAGTCCTAAAAATAAAGTTATAACTAAGTTAGAATCATTTATGAAAAAGTATAAAGTTTCTAGTGAAGAAATTCTAGACGCTGTTAACTATTACCATCAAAATGCTGACGATATTCGTTATACATTGGATGCTCAATATTTTATTGAGAAAGAGGGAGGCAGCTTATTGTTAGATACTATTAATGAAATGAAAGAAGGAATATTTAGTGACCAAGATAAACTCGTATTTTAATGGATATTTTAAAAGTAATAGAAGAGAGCAGGGATTCATTAATACTAGGACATATTAATAGTATTCCTATGCCATTCAACGGAACAAGAAAATCCTTTAGTGGTATATTTCCAGGGGCACTTGTGTGTGTTACTGCTGAAACCTCTGTAGGTAAAACTTCTTTGGCCAAGTACTTATATTTATTTAGTGTTGCTGATTATATTTTAGATGACCCTGCGTTTAAGTCTTTTAAATATAAATGTATATGGTTTGGATTAGAAGAGTCTGAGGAAGAATTTGATATTAGTGTACTACAATATGCCATCTCTAAATATTTCAATAAACATTGTACACAAGATGAATTATTAAGCAGGATAGAGCCTATTTCGGAAGAAGTAATTGCTATGATAAAATCAGATCCTGTTCAAAGGTATTTCGACACTGTAAAATCTTTCACCAAATTTGACGATCAAACTGGCCATGCTACAGGTATTTATAAAACTTGTCAAGAGTATTCAAAAGAAATTGGTGAGCACCATTATAAAGAAAAACAATTGGGTGGGGGGAAAGTGATTAATATTTACAGTCATTACACTCAAAACGACCCTAATGAAATAGTGGCAGTAGTTATAGATAACGTAAACATTTTGGAATTAGAAAAAAATGAATTAGGAATGTCGCTTGATTTGTCAGGATGTATAGATAGACTTGTGAATACTTATATGAGAAAGCAAGTTACAAAGCATTGGAAATGGCATGTATGTTGTGTACAACAGCAACAAATGGCAGCAGGGGACCTAAACCACTATAAAGCAGGTAAGCTTGAGCCTGAGCCTCAGAAATTAGGAGATAATATAAAGGTAGCAAGATCTTACCAAGTTATCTTAGGATTATTTTCTCCTTATAAGCACAAAATGACAAATTACTATAAGTATCCGATTTTAGCTTCTGATAGAGTAGATGGCTTTGAAGAATGCTTTAGAACTATTCATATTTGTAAAAACCGATTCGGTAGAACAGGAGTTGCAGAACCTTTGTTTTTCAACCCTAAAGGCTTTAGTTTTTTCAGTATGCCAAAAAATGATGACACCCAAAATTTAAACCAATTATTAACCTATAAACAAAAAATTTTAAAAGATGAGTAATTTAACATTGCCAACAGGGAAGATTGCCCCTTCAGTAGTCAATCCAAGAACTATGGTTATTTTTAGCCAGAAAAAGACAGGGAAAACCCACGCACTCAGTGAGTTGGAGGATAACCTGATTATTAACTTCGAGCACGGAGCAGATTTCTATGAATCCATGAGGATTAACATAGATTCCCTGCAACAGTTTGATGAATTAGCTAAACTTTTCCACAAAGAAACCCCTCATTACAAGTTTATTACCCTTGATACGGTGACTTCTTTGAAAGAAAAACTATTAAATCAATTAGCAGTGAGAACCTATAACAAAGATACAGGTAAATCAGAAGCTGCTGACTTTGATATTGATAGACTAGAGTATGGAAAAGGTCAAGTCTATAAACGAGAAGCCTTATTCAAAATTATGGAATTCTTTACAAGATTCTGTGATACGTTGATTATTGTAGGACACGTTTCGGATAAAAGTATTTCTACTTCAGGACAAACAATTAAAGAGCTGAATCTTGAAGGTAAGTTGAAAGATTTACTTGCTCTAAGAGTAGATGCAATTGGGTATATGTATAGAAATACAGAAAAACCAAATGTAAATATGCTTTCATTTATCCACTCTGAAGAAATTGTAGGGGGCACAAGATGTAAGCACCTTAGAAACAAGGAGTTTGAAATCTCAGAACTTATAAATGATGATAAGCTAGAGACTCATTGGGACAAGATTTTTATTTAATAACACACAAACAATATTTTTAATTTTTAATTTTTTTAAACATGAACAACAATGTCAAAACGTCATCTGGTTCAGGAACCAGAAAACTATTCTACGGAGTATCTACTTTTATTCCTAGTATGATTAACCCTAACAAAGCTGCCCTAGCCTCATTCTTAGGAAAAGATTTGGAAAAAGACCCTGAATATCTATCTACAAAAGATATAGATGGTAAGCAAGTGAGAATATTAAAGATTGATATTTGGGGAACTCTTCCTCAAGCCGAAAACACAAAAACAAAGATTACATTTTGGCTTGAAGCTAGACCCGATATTTCAAGAAGTGGAAAGCAAAAATACATTAATGGACAAGGGCTTACTTCTTATAATGAAGACCCTGCTGTTATGAATAAAAACAAAGTGTGGTATTATGGAGACAACCAAAGAAAAGCAATGGTGGGAGAAGATGCTTTAGTGGACTTTTTCATAACCTTGAAAAACTGGGAAACTGAGTTGTCAAAATACACTCTGAAAGATGGAGATGTTCCAAGTATTTTTCTTCCATTAGAGAAATTGTTTAAGCAAGATTATTCTGACATAAATCCGTTATTTGAAGAAGGAAGAGGAATCAAAGTTTATGTAGGTATTCGTTCAAGTGAAAGTAATGGCAAGACATATTATGATATGGATATTTATACCAAAGCTTTCATAAAAGACTATCCTGGGATTAAAAGCTTTGATAAAATTATCAATGCTCTAAAAGGAGAGTATTCTGCATTTAAAAAGAATATTGCCCCAATCACATCTAACTTCCAAGAATTTGACCCAAATGAATTGATGGCAGAAGGCACTGAAGAAACAATGGCTTCCTCGTCAAATAATATGGCATTTGATGATGCACTTCCTTTTTAATCAATAATTATGTTCACTTTAGATCAACAGAGCGATATATGGAGAAATTACTTTGGAAGTTGGGAAAGTAAGGGTACTTATAGTAATCCGCTAAGGCATGATAAAAGCCCTAAATGCTATTTTAAAGTTATCAATGATAAGATTTTATTTATAGATTGGGCACATCATCCTACACATTCTGACTGTATTTCTTTTGTATCGCAAAAGTATAACTTAACAAATAAAGAAGCTATTACAAAAATAAATTATGATTTAAAGTACACGGATAGAGTGAAGGGAGGTTTTTCAGGAGAAAACAAAGGGGTGGCAGTAACACCCCTTTCTTCTTCTGTAAATAAAGATAAATACACTCAACAAGTAGCCGAGAAGATAAATTATTCTGTAATAAAGAAAAACTTCTTTGCAAAGGAAGATATTGATTACTGGAAAAAATTTGGTATTACAGAAGCTACATTAAAAAAATATGATGTATGCCCTGTAAAGTTTGTTTTACGAAACGGAGTACTAAACTATTCTAGTAGTGAATATAATCCTATATTCGGATACTACCAAAATAATCAGCTTTTTAAAGTATATAATCCACTAGGTATTCCTATGCAAAAGTGGAGAACAATTAAAGCAGTGCTAGAGGGCTACCCACAACTTGAATACAAAACAAATGTATGCTTTATCACTTCTTCTTTAAAGGACACTATGTGCTTAGATTCTTTAGGATATGATGCATTTAATCTTCCAAGTGAAAATAGCTACAAAATACTACTTCCTATAATTGAAGAACTATTCAGCAAGTTTGACCATGTTTTCGTATACCTCAACAATGACGAAGCGGGCAAGAGATTTTCAAGACTATTAACCCTAGAGATTGATAATAGATTGAAATATATCAACAACCCTTCTTATTGGGCACAAACAGATCCTTCTGATGTTATCAAAGATTTAGGAGTAGATTCTTTAAAGGAAGTTATAAAAGAAAAATTTTCAAGAGACAAGGTTATTTTAACAAATAAAAATTAATAAAAATGATAGTAAAAATAAAAAAATTGAGTGAACTTGCGGTGATACCAGCTTACGGAAAGCCAGGAGACGCAGGAATGGATTTAACCGCTACAAGCTTAACTATTGATGAGTTCGGAAATTACGAGTATGGAACAGACTTAGCTATAAAAATCCCAGAAGGGCACGTTGGGCTTATATTCCCAAGAAGTAGTATTTGCAAGGTGACACAATCATTGACAAATTCCGTAGGAGTTATAGATTCGCAATACGTTGGAGAAATAAAATTCAAGTTCAAGCCTACTATGAAAATGCCTAATGGAAACGAAAAAGCAAAATCAATGTATGAGGTGGGAGAAAGAATAGGGCAATTGATAATCATGCCTTACCCTAAAATAGAATTTGAAGAAGTGGATGAATTACCTACAACTGAAAGAGGAGATGGGGGATTTGGCAGCACAGGATTTTAATAAACTAAATAAAATTTCAAAGCTAAAAAAATTAATCACCATTGTTTATTAAAAAACCAGTATATTTGCATAAAATTAAAATTATTTATTATGACCACACTTGAATACATATTATTGGCCGCTAACATACTAGGGATGGTGACAATTTACATTCTACAAAAAGAATATAAAAGGATTAACAAAGAATACAAAGAATATCTACTAGAATCAGTTACATTTTTTGAAGACACCTTAAAAGATTTGGATAAACTTCAGACCGCTTTAGATGAGGTTAAAACAAAACCAGTGGTTAAACCAAAAACTCCTAAAAATGAGAAAAAAACAATCACTAAATAGGATTGTAAAAGAATACAAAGACGCTACAAGACAGGAAATATGGGAAGGAGTCAGAGATAACTTTATTTGGGGCTTTCTAGGGTCTATAATAATAGTATTTGTCTCTACTAAATCTGATATTGCTGTCTTGGGGTCTTATATAGTTTATTATACATTTTTAAGCAAAATTATTAATAGGCCAAAATACGTTACAGATTTAGGCAAATTAGTGGTATTCCCCTATCCTTCAGCATTAGGTGCCTTTACAGGATATAAAATATCTTCATACATTTTAACTCTTATTTAACATGAAAGACAATTTAAAAAAAATAATTCCTTTATTAGTATTTCAAAATAGTAGTTTTTATGAAATACTTGTCATACAAAACTCTAATAATAAAGTAATTAAGCATTACATGGTAGATAGTTTGCAAAATTTAATGGCTAATTACGATGAAATGAAACGTATTGCGGATTATTTAGATGCTAGTGTATATATTAAACTAGGCTCTTATTCTAAAGAAAAACTAGGATATAAAATAATAGAAACCTTGTCTAAAAAATTAGAGAAGCAAGAATTAAACTACTCTTTATTAATTGAGGAATCTATCGACAACTTAAAATCTAATTTTGAGCATTGGATAATAGATATAGATTTTAAAGATGTATCTGATAATGATATTATTAAAATTCAAAAGGCAATTAATGATTGTGAACCTGGAGGTAAAAATATTATAGCAGAGATACCTACACCTAATGGGGCACATATTATTACAAGGCCCTTTAATACTAACCAATTCATAACCCACCAAGATATATTTTATAAATGCAAAGTGAATAAAGACAGTAGTACAATTTTATATACTAATATTAAATAAAAAATTATGGCAAAAGCAAGAATAGATTACGATTTAAGTGATCCTGATGATTATAGGGATTTTAAACAAGCTGTTGCAAGTTCTGCTATGGCATCTGCTTTGTTTGAATTAATATATAACACTAAAAAAAAATTAGAGTTTGAACTTGATAGTAAAGAAGATATTGATAAATATGGTGCTTTAGAGATTGTTTTTGAAAAAATACAATATATTTTATCTAAACATAATATTAACACAGAAGAACTATTTGATTAAAATAATCTCAAATAAAATTAAAATTTTTTTATATTTTTGTAGTTACTAAATTACAAATCTATAAAATGAAAACACTTAAATTATTGATTATAAGCTTGTTAGCTTGTATGAACATTTATGGACAGACAGGTCCAGCAGCACCTTCCAGCGGAATATGGGCATTAATTGACACCGCTTATAATGTAGGAACAACTACACAAGGATTTACAAAAGCAAGAGTTACATTAAAAAATACCACCACTACAAAAGTAACAGGTGTGCAATTCAGAGTTTTTTATGACAAAGTTGCTTTTAAAAACTCAGTGGTTAGCTTAGTGGGAAGTACAACCAATCTTGATTTACAATATGTAACGGATTCTGTAAATGGATTTTCAACTATAACATTAATTTATACAGGTAATAGTAGTGCTTATTCCCTTGCTAATGGAGAGACTTTTGAACTTACTCTTACACATGCTGCTCCATCTATTTTTAATAATTTAACTTTTATAGACTCTTTGAAATTTTCAGGAGTATCTACCTTTCCACAATATGCTTCTACACAAGCAGGGATGGACACAACTTTAGGACTATACAGTTATAATGGAGAATTCAAAAGACCGAAACTTAGCTTCAAAGGTACATTCGCAAATGTGAATGGAACTGGAGCTAAAAATTTAACTTTATCTTTAGAAAAGAAGCCTAAAGCAGGGTCATCTTGGACTCAAGTAAACTCTTATAAAACTAATACATCAGGTAAATTCTCATTCTCAGAAATATTAGATACAACATTCTGGGATGTTAGATTGGCTGTTAAAGGAGATACAATGGGTGTAGGTAATGTAGTATCTACAACAGACGCTCAATTGATTAACCAATGGGTGTTAGGAGTTGGTACTCCGAAAGATTTTGATTTCTATACAGCGGATGTAAATGGAAACTCTAATATTACAGTGGCGGATGCTTTTGGAGTATTTGGAAGAGTGGCAGGAAGAATAACAAGTTGGTCTAATAATGTAAAAGATATTAAATTCTTTACAGCAGCAGAATATGCTACAATTACAGGAACGCCTACAACAAACTATACATCAACTATTTCAGGTGTAACTAATTTTTACTTTGATATATTACCAGGACAACCTGACTCGGTTACATATTATGTAGTGGTTCCTGGAGATGCCAACTCTACGGGATACAATATGGCTAGAACAACTCCAACGGAAATACTTATAAATGGTCCGCAAGACTTAGACCCACAAACTCATAGAGTTATTGACACTAGAGTGGAATATGACTTCCCAACAAATAATATTGAATTAACTATTCCTAAGTTAAATGTTAACGAAGGAAATATGGTTAGCATTCCTGTAAGTTTAAAGTCAGATAGTGTTAGTGTATTAGCTTTGCAATTTGGATTGAAATATGATAGTAGCTTATTATCTTTCAAAGGAATCTATTCAAGTGCAAATGCTCAAAAATGGATTACTTATGTGAACCCTAATGAAGGAGAAATATCTTGGGGAGGCTATGATCCTACCACTAATAACAATGCTTTAAAAAATGGAGATGAAATAATCACTTTCCAATTTATAGCTTTGAAACCACAAGCAGATTGGGGTGTGAGTCCTCTATTCACCTCTAATAAATTTGCAGGAAACTTTACCTCAAAAGATTTATCTATAACTCCTAGTCATAATATTATACAAGTTAGAAAAATGTCTCCCACTAATATTGGTAGAATTATAGATGCTAACACTATGGAAGTTTATCCAAATCCTACAACTGGAATTATAGATATTGTTTTTAATGTAGAAGAAAGCACAAATGCCACATTGGCGGTATATGATATGTTGGGAAGTTTGCGTATTAAAGTGTTAGACGAACTTGTTGCTAAAGGGCAATTCACTTATAGAGCAGATTTAGGAAACTTATCAGCAGGAGTTTATACAGCAAAATTACTCCTAAATAATAAAGGAGTATTAGTATCAAAAATTATTAAGCAATAAAAATAAATATTATGTCAGAAGAAATTCAAAATGATGGTTCTATGGATAGTTTGAAAAAAACTATTATTGGAGCAATAGGTACATTAGTTACAGCAGCAGGTGTGTGGGCTTCTACACATTTGTTTGGGGGAGAAACTGAGCACAAGGAAGAAGCTAAAACTGAAACAGCATCTCCTGTGGCGCCAATTGTAGTGAATATTGAAAACACTAATCAACAAAAGCAAAGTGCAGCTCCTACTACAATCATTAAAGAAAGAGTTGTAGAGAAGCCCGCTAAAAAAGAAAAAGCTGAAGATGAAAGTCCTTGGTAGTCTAATCTTTTTACCTCTTTTTGCTTTCTCTCAAATAGGTTCTATTAAAACAGAAGCTTATGTAGCTGATTTTGAAAAGAAACAGAGTTTGGCAGTTGTATCAGATTATGATGATACATTGCAAATTCCTATTTCTATTCTTAAAATAGGGTTTAATGAAGAATTATACGAATCTTATCCTGAACTTAAAGAAAAGAAAGTGGGGCTTGGTGTAACCAACATTGTCACTGAATATTTCTTAAATACAAACCGTTTTGTAATCACTGAAGATAAAGCAGAGATTAAAAATAAAATGATTTCTCAGGATAAAGCATCTAGAAAAGGAATCTCTTCAAATAAGATGGAAGTGTTTGGTAATGTATTATTAGCTAACTACTTTGTTTATATTGAAGTATATGATTTTTCTGTATCAGAAGATGAAGTGGTAAAAATGAATGGCAAAGCAGAGGCAACTCAAACAACTAGGTTGGGATTGCAATGTAAATTTGTAGATGCTACTACAGGAGAAATCATAGTGGGTTCAGGATTAGGAGAAGCTAATACTGTTAAAAAATCTTCCATCCTTGCAGATGTTGATGATATTAAATTTAATCAATCCACTATAGGAATCACCACCAAGAAATCTCTTGAAACCGCAGCATCTAGGGTTATAACGAGATTAATTAAAAAAGGTGTCTTTAAGAAATAAACTAATAGCTTTATTACTCTTATTAAATGTAAACACTTTTGTTTACTCTCAAACCTATTCCTATCAATATACTGACCCTTGTACACAAGTAGCTAAAACTATTAGTGTCCCCATTAATGGGAGTACAAAAGTTTCCTATTATGGAAACACAGAAAATTTCACATACTATGATTTTGTTTCAGGTGCGTTTCAAACATGGTCAGATAATTTATTCAATAAATTTAAAAACAGTTCACCTTGTGGAGAGGCTATTGGTACTCCCACAGTTATGAATATTGGACAAGGACAAGTGCTTAACACTGTAGGAATTATAAACTCTATATCAAACATTGCAGAAACTGTTGGTTCAGCTACATCTAGTATGTCAGCAAATATAGCATCTTCTATAATGCCAAGCTCAAGTTCAATGGGAGAAGGACCTTCTGTATCTACAGAGTCAGGGGGTAACTTAGGGGGTGTAGGTTCTACAAGTAGTGGTGCACCTAGTGGAGGATCTTCATCTGAAGAAGCTTCTGGAGGTAGCACAAATATTTCAGCAGGAGGTACCAACTCTGTGAGAGGAGCAGGAGGGTCTAGTGG